ACCGTCTCTGTCGTCCCATCCTTGGGCGTGAACGTCAGCAGCATCTTGGCCCCACGGGTGGCCAGACGCAGGTAGAGCCGGTCCAGCATCTCCATCCCCAACAGGTATTCGTCGCACCACGCCCCCACGTTCGTCCACTTTGGCGTCAGGCTCCCCAGCTCCATACCCTCAAGGATGGTTTGGTTCTGCTGGTATTGGCTGTACGTCTTGAACACTATCCGGCTCTTGTTCGGAAGCACCAGCCCCTTGTTCGCAAAGCCATTCTGCATCGAATAGCTCATGTAGTGGGTCTCTTCCGTGGCCTTCTTCTTCAGCTCGGCTGGCAAATACTCGTAAACGGCACTCTGCTGCACCAGCACACTAGTCTCCTGATTCTGGCTGAAGCAGAAAATGAGGCTCTCGTCGTTCTCCACCGCCGCCTTGACGACAGCCCTAGCCCCATACGTCGTCTTCCCGCTTCTGTTCGCACCCAGCAGGAGGAGCGTCCTGTGCTTGTGGAACATCTCCTCCGCTATGCGCCAATGGTCGAGCACCCATCCATACCTGTACGGGTCCTTGCGGGCGTTGGCTATGGCTTCGTGGTAGATTTTCCACAGCTTCACCAACTCCTGAGGCTCCAAAGCCGCCATCTCCTTGTCGGAAGGCGGCTTCAGGATGGGATGCTCTTCCCACTTAAGCGCCATCAGCCGAGCTTCTCGCCATTAAGCGACCAGACGTAGCTGCGGCTACGGCCCAAGACCTGCTCCATATCCTGACGCAGCAGGTCCACCTGCTTCTGCAAGGCAATCTGGACGGCCAGAAGGCCCTCAAATGACTCAAGGACGCCCATCAGCATCCCCGCCACCTGCTTCTTGTTGAACGTCTCGTCCTGTTTCAGCTTTAGTTTCTTCTTTGTTTTCTTCATGGGAAACATCCTTGGCGGGCGTCACGTCCACCTCAATGGACACGGCCTTGGCCCGCTTCTTGGCCTCTTCTATGGCCTTTACGGCGTCCTCAAGGCTGGGAGCCCCTGTCCTGTGCTCCACCACCACCTTGTTGCCCTCCGTGGCCATAAAGAACTTCTCCGCGTAAATGCCATAGCTCATGGCTAGGTCGCGGATGTTCACCCTCTTGAGCGCCGTCTCGTCCTCCGCCAGCATCTTCATCTTCTCCTGCTGGAGCATCCTAGCCCCCTCAATCAGCTCCATCGCATCCTGCGCCACAATCTCCCTGCGCTTGTCCAGCAGGTCCTTGTGCCTAGCCCTGAGCCCCACCAGCGTGTACCAATCAATGCCCTCCTCCCGCATGATGGCCTTCCAAGGCTTGCCCTCCGCCATCAGCTCCAAGCACCTAGCCGCCTTCTTCGGGTCACGGGCCTCCACCAGCCGTCGATTCTCCCCGGCTGCAACAATCGCCTTCATCATCTCCTTCTTAATGGCCGTACCCTCGGTCATAAGCTCATCTAAGCAAGGCTATTACTAAAATACAAGCAAGGAAATCTTTACTACCATCCTGCTATCAATCAGACACTTACGTCTCCATAATAAGAATCTTCATTTTTGTTGTAACTTTTCACCCCTATCTCCCGTCCTCTAATTCCAAAAACTACTGATAGGGAGTGTTGCAAAAACACTCCACTTAAGTAGTAGTGGCTAGGATTGGCAACAGGCCCACCTGTCTAAATTTTTTTAACCCTGTTGGGTGAAGGGGATAGTGTCGGGACCCCGGGCTGTGCAGGTACCCCCGCCCCCCCCGTCTAAGCAAGAGGGTCGCCGCGAAGCGGCGGGAACCCGAGTGTTGGGATTCATCTCGGGCGTACATTAGGGAGCAGCGAAGCTGCGGACTCTGCTTGGGTCAGAGCATGGCAGCGAGCTTGGCAGTATCACAGGCGTCGGATGAGTTCGCTATCTCCTGGGCAGATACGCGGACGGACCCCATCTTTCTTGCGCATTCTTATGCGCTCTGCTATTCCGAACTGTTCAATAATCTCTTTTTGTTGTGACCATCTCCATCTTTTTATGGTTATTGGAGCGTACATTAGGTTGCTGCGTAGCAGCGGACTCGCTGAGCCTCCCGATGTTTTGACTATTTCCCATGCGTGCGAGTGGTTCGTGAGGTGCGGACCGATTTTACTAACTGGGCATGAAAAAGCCCGCCGTGTTTTGCGGCGGGCTGTGGTGGGTGTTAGCGCTTGCGGCGTCGTGGTGGCTGTTCGGGCGGTTTGTCTCTGCTGGTGATAGTGACGAAGAGGGTGACGGTCACTACAATCAGCGCGGCTATGATGCCAAGCACGAAGTCATTCACTTTGGTTAGCATTGGTGGAGTGTTGTGTTAGGGGCTTTCATTGGCCATAGCCTCTAATGCGAGTTGGTAGTTGCGCTCCTCGAAGGTGTTCTGGGTGAGAACGCTGTCGAAGGAGCTGCGGCTGGTGTGTTTGGCTGGCCAGTCGCGGGCGTAGCGGTAGGGTTCGTGATGCGTGGGCTTGGGGGCTGGCTTTTCGCCCTTCTTGACGGACCACATGCGGGGCTTGGCCTTGGCCGTGAACAGCATGGCGGTGTTGTCCTTGACGGGCCATGTGGCAACATTCTCGTTCAGCATGAGCTGGACGGTGTGGGGCGTGGTGCCGAAGGCGACGACATCCGACTTATGGCCGACGTGGAGGCTGGCCACGTTGTCCTTTACTACTGTGAGCGACCAGACGTGCTTGCGCGAGGCTGGGCGTAGGTAGGCGAAGGCGAAGTAGCCGGTGACATCCTTGAGACCCTCGGTGCCCTTGTGCAGCATGGCGCGGAGCAGGATTTCCGAGTCGCATGAGCTTGTGACAGGATCAAGCGTCTCGTTCTCTGTCTCCACGATGCCGTTGTGGATGAGGAGGGCGCGCTGGCGTTTGTCGTCAAGCATGGGGTGGGTGTTCTCCAGATTGACGCCACAGGTGGCTTTGCGGCCGTGGATGATGAGCGGGCCACCGTTGGAAGCGGCGGCTGCGTTGTGGTCCTCGTAGAAGGACGAGGCGAATGGCGGCGGGGCCTCGAGCGAGGCGTGGCGGCGCTTGACGTAGGCGAGTTTGCCTTGCTCGTCCAGCCAAGCGGCTCCGAAGCCGTCGTTCTCTCCCGACTGGGAGAAATAGGCCCAAACGCGAGCGATGATGGCGTCGCGTTCCGAGGGATTATGTTGAGTGATGATAGCGATTTTGCACATGGCTTATTCCTCCGTGTTCAGGCTGTCGGTGTTCTGGGCAGGCGGCTCGTTGTAGAGGTGAGGATTTATCTCACGATGGCGGCGGAGCCAGTAGGCGCGGTCGTTCTCGGGCAGCGGAAGCTGCGCGAGGGTTTGGAGCGTGTCGGCTGGCTTGGGTGGCTTGGGCATGGCCATGAGGAGTTCGATGAGGCGAATCCACATGAGGATTTTGGTGTAGTTGCAGGTTCCCGAGTGGACGCGGAACTCCAGCGTCTGGTACTTGCTGAAGGCCGAGACGTTCACGCGGCGGTAGCGGTCGCTGACGGCGATGCCACCCTTGCAGTAGCTGTTGTCACGACGGGACAACGGGAAGAGCTCAACGAGCTGGTCAATCCACTTGTCCACGCGGCGGGCGAGCTTGATAACTTCGGGCTCCGACATGCCGCGACGGTCGATGTGGACATGGAGTCCGCAGGACCGATTGACGCGGAAGTCGAGGCTGTTCAGGATGGAGCACAGCTTGTACAGGCGGGGCTCCATGAGCTCGCGGGGGAACAGGGCCTTCACTTCGTGGGCCTGATAACCTCTGCCCGTGGGTACGCGGATGGAGCCATCTCCACCTGTGCGGGCCCAGATGGGCAGGGCCCGTGACATGGCCTCGAAATCTATGGAGGCGAAGCCTTCAATCTCGACGGAGATGGCCCTGTTGTAACGGAACAGCTTGGGCGTGAGGTCCATCTGTTTTAGGCGGGCGACGAAGCCCTGTGGGAATGCGTGTCTTTCTCGTGCGCAGTCATTGCCTAGGTTTCGGCGGTCATGGATGCAGTTCCTCAGGTGACTCTTGGCGTAGATGGAGTACATCACCCTGTCTGTGTAAGGACGCAGCACGCGATGTGCTGTTATCGTTGTCGGCATGAGCATGTACATGACGGGAGGTAGTTGTCCCCCTTCTGTGCGCATGGCGGCTAGTGCGTCATGGCTGAGGGGTGTGTCGTAGAAGCGGCAAATCTCCGCTTGGCCGAGTAGCCAGCCAGAGTCGTTTGTCGCGCAGATGGCCTCGGCGAGCCTTGAGCGGAGCTCACGGGCTGTGGCCTGCGTCATGGGGATGCCACGTTCATTGAACGCGTAGTTGCCAGTAGCAATCATCTCGGCGATGATGCGATTGAACACGGAGTTCAGCTGTCGTTTCCGATTACGTTTCATGTTCGTATGCGTAGTCACGCAAGTGTCACCTTGCGGCCCAGACCCGGGCGAGGAATCCCCGACGTGGGGAAAGTTTGATGGAGCCGAAGATGGGCGTGAGCACGCCCTTGTCAATGCGACGTTGGCGAAGCTCGCGGTTCTCGGCGCGTTCGGCTAGAAGTCGGAAGTTGATGGGAAGTTTCATGTTAGGCGAAGTGTCCGTAGGCGAAGACATAGGTGCACACCATGCCGCCAGTTCCGTCCCAATCGTTAGACTTCGAGAAGAACTGATCGCCTTCGATGGATTCTGGGTAATAGGTCCACCAGTTGTGGCCGGTGCAGTTGCATTTGGCGAGCCACTTGAGGCATGAGTCTGCCTCTTGTTTCTCGGCATCTGAAAGGCCCGAGCTGTCTCGGTTGATAAGGTAGGATGCCCAATGGGAGGGCAGGTTGAAGCGTAAGAAGTTGGCAGTCATGGCTTATGAGATGATCTTGAAGACGAAGCAGGTGATTGATTTGCCGCGACTGGCTGGTGGCGTGATGCTGGAGAAGTAGGACAAGCGACGTGCACCGAACTGGGATGCCTCTACGCGTAGAAACCATTTGATCTCGTCGATTTGTTCAGACGTTAGTTTGTCTTTTGACTTTTCGACGAGGAACGAACTCCAGCTTGATGGGAGTTCGTAATCGGCTTTATTGGAGCCGATAAACGAGCCGAGTATT